TCCCGGCAATATCGTGCTTGCCCATCAGGAAGCCCTCCGCACGACGGCGACGGTGCCCGGCGCCCAGCCGGTGAACGGCGACCGCCATTGCACGAGATCAGCCGGCCCCTGCACCTGGAAGCCCGCTTCGCCGCGCACAGTGACAAGGTCCGTCGATCGCAACTGGGTCCCCTGCGGAAGGTAGAGCGTGTAGCCGCCTTGGTTGTCTGGTCCCCAGAGCTCGGCGGATTCCTGCGGCGTCAGCGGGGCGACCCCGACATCGTCGACCTCGAACGTCGACGCAGCCGACCGGGTCGGATTCCCGAGCGCATCATCTGCACCGCTCTGAGTACCAGGCCTGGTTACGGTGACCGTCTCACCGTGCAGGAACGTCACGGCCGGCCACCGTCGTAATGCCGGTAGCGGCCGGACTGGGGGGATTCCGCGGACACGGTCTTGAATCCGCCGCCGCAGCGGTAGGGACGCAGTGCGATCTTGTCGGCTCCGGCAATCCATGGAGCCCCGGTCGACGTGCCCGATGCGAACGACATTCCGATCGAGAACGGACCAGCCGTCTGCTGCACCTGCGATGCGCCGACCACCGGGGCGTCAGACGAGGCAGCCTGTGCGAACACGCGCGCCACCATCCGCGCACATACCCTCTTCACCGCATCCGGCACGGGGTCCGGCTCGCAGCCGAGGTAGCCGATCAGAAGATCCGTGGCCTCCTCGAGGAGGGTGTCGACGGATTCGTCCTCGGCAGTTGTCAGAGCACGCCCGAGAGCAACTTCAACGTCGGTATCTTCGGCGAACGCCATAATTCACCTCCCGGCAGAAGGTGGGGGGGCCCGAAGGCCCCCCACCGTTGGATCAGGAACCAGCCGGGGTGATGACCGCCACACCGTAGGCGGCAGCGCCGGCCTCCGGGGTGTACGGGTTGCCGAGGACGTAGGCGAAGCGCGCCTTGAACCGCAGCGCGACCATGTCGCGCTCGGCCAGGTTGATCTGGTTCTCACCAGAGCCCAGCGTCGCCTGGTCGAGGAACTTCACAGTCACGTCCTGACGGACACCGATCCGCACCGTCGAGGGGTCCACGATGAACGCGGTCGCCTCTTCCGGCTCCCACGCGCCGTTCCGGTTCCAGAACGTCTCCAGACCGGCGAAAGAGTCACCGTCCAGGAGGAGCCGATCGTCGCCGTCTCGCAGGTTGCGGAGCTGGAACGACAGGCCACGTCGGGCGATGATCGACTGCGGGTCGAAACCCGCATCTGCCACCGCCTCGCCAGCCTGAAGGATCGACCCGTACAGGTCGTCCCCGCCCGACCCGACCGGGAAGTCCTGGCCGGCAGCGATCGCTGCGGCCAGGATGTCGAGCGACGTCCACGACACGGGCTTGTCCGTGCCGAAAAACACCGCCTGGTCGAGCTTCTTCCCAAGTGCCTGCCCGCCGAGGCCCGCGAGGTCGGCGAGGATGTCTTCCGTCGCGTCGTCGAGGGTGTTCTCGTGGATGGGTACGATCACCGCGACTTCCTCGGCCACGAGAGTCTTGTTGACCCACGTTGCCTGAGACGTCGGCTTGATGCCCGTGTTGTCCGTGTCCGTGACCCACTGGGCCTCGGGGACGGTGGCGAGCACCGGCATGTTGCGGACCTTCGTGCCCATGTTCACGGTCGGGAACGCGGCCAGCGCAGTGCTGCCCTGTGTTGCCGCCTTGATGATCTGGGGCCCGTACTCTTCTGCGATCAGAGACGCGACCTCAGCGCGGGTGATGTCAGCCATGCTGACTCCTTCCATAGAAAAAGCCCCCACGTCTGTGGAGGCTTGGTTTCCCGCTGAGGCCGTTCCTCGCGGGGGTCAATCAGTCGCTGCCGAAGCCGAGCTGTCGGAGCGCAGCGACCGCACGCGACCCCTGCTCGCCGGTCACCTGACCGGTCGGGGCAGAAGTTCGCCTAGGTTTCGGGGCGAGGGACTTGAGCTGCTCAAAATGCTGCTCAAGCTCCTCTTTCGTGGATCCTCGAAGCACCGCGGCGGGAATGTCAGAGTCCTTCGTGATCTCCGACGCCCACGACGACACCTGCTCCTTGGACTTGTAGGCGGATAGCTCCGCTTCGACCGCAGCCGCCTTATCGAGCGCCTTCTGCAACTCCGTCTTCGACGACTGCTCGAGCTCATCGAGCTTCGACGCCTTGGCCTTCACGTCGTCGTAGTCGGCGAACTTCTCGCGTTCCTTCCGCTTCGTGTCAGCCAGTAGCGCGTTCACCTGCTCCTGCGTGAACGACTTGGTTTCGACGAGCTTCTGCTCGTCCTTGATCTCCTCGGGCATGCCGAAGACCTCCTTGTGGAGTAGACCGCCGATTCCCGTTGTCCCAGCAGGCGGCGTCCTGCTGGCAGTAGGTCTAGTTGGCGAGCGACGCCCGCAGATCATCGAGCTCCGATTGGTGAGTCTCGATCCAGAAACGGACGGAAGCAGTCGCGTCCGCCGACCGCGTAGACGCCTGGTAGGCGATCGTCGGCACCTCCGGCGCGGCCGAATCCCACGAGGGGACCGCGCCGCAGTCGCAGCCACCGTGCGACTTGAAAGTCGCAGTCGCCTCCCGGTACACGCCACCACGACCGACGAGCATCAGACAGAAGTCGCACGTCTCACCGTGAGCGACCCGCTTCCACCCGGATGACTTCGGGTCGCGAATCGAGTTAGCCCGGATCGTGTTACGCGCACCATCGACCGTGTACTGACCGGCCTTCGACGTGACCGCTGTGATTACCTCTGTCAGATCCGGGGCGTCGGTGAACAACGACGCGACCGACCGGCGAACCGTCTCCTCGATCGCCTCATCGAACGACTGCACCGCAGCCGTCGCCGTGAAGCCACCCCCGACACCCGCCGTGAGACGCATGTCGTTATACCAGTCGGCGGCAAACTCTCCAGCCGCCTGCCCGTACTCGCGAACCATGAGCTGCGTGATGCCGATCACCGTGTTGCGGAACATCCGCGGATCGGTTGACGCCTGCCGGGCGAGCGACTGCATCGCCGCCGTCAGCCGGCCCTCCACCGCAGCCCGAATCCCGGCCTGCGCCATCTGGAACTCGAGCTCCTGCGCTGCGGTGACCATCACGCCTCGATCTCGGCGGGCTGGACAGGCGAAGGCTCAACTGGAGCCAGTGCGCCGAGAGCAGCGAGCAGACTCGTCCGCTGACGCCGCTGCAAAGCCGCCTTGATCGCGAGCAGCTTCTGCTGGTTCATGCCCGGAATCAGATCGAGCAGCTCCTCGACCGGGATTCCCTGTGCATCGGCGGGGATCGTCGCGAGCTTGAAGATTCCGTCCACGACTCCGGCGAACGACCGGGCCTCCGTCTCGGCCCACAGCACCTCTGCAGCATCGTCCGGCGCGGTCTGTCCAGACATCTCCATCGACAGGCGGATGACCATCTCCCACGCCTCGCCGAAGATGTCCTGTTTCAGCTTCAACTTTCGCTGCATCGGGGCCTCGGCTAGCGCCGCCGTCTCCTGCGACACGTTCTGCAGCGAGCCGGTGATCTGGTATGCAGGGACCCCGGAGATGAGCGCCACATGCTCGGTCATCTCGCGCAGAAGACTGTCGTACGGGGCCAGCGGGGAAGCGTCGAGCTGCGACGCCTTCACCGTGTCGTCCTCGAAGATCCATGTCTCCGAAGCACCCATCTTCATCGCCTCGGCCTGATCGGCCGGCGACCAGCCGATGATGACTTTCTGCTTGAACGCGCCGAACCGCGAAACCGCGAGCCGGTCGAAGTTCACCGAGTTGATCGACCGCTGCTCCTGAATCAGCGGCTCGACCTCGCCGCGCGGCAGGCGGTCGTCGGCTGTCAGCTCGTTCGGGAACCGAACCAGCGGAACCACTGGCTTCCCACCGTGCTTACCGCCGTGCGGCCAGGGCTCCCCTACCGCGACCGCATCCCGCAGATTCGGATTCCGCTTCGACGGCTTCGAAATGAAGCCTTCCTGCACCATCATCTCGTCGACGACCATCACCGACCAGCCCTTGCCGAGCAGCGGATGCCGAACCTCGCGGATGAGAGTCGCCCGAGCGGGAAACATGTCCCGGCGCGGATCGTCCCACTCCGCGTAGACATTCAAAGGCGTCCACGTCACCGGCACCGGCGCACCGCCCGCACGGTCGTCATCGGGCAGAACCGACACCCACGACCAGCCGTAGATCAGAGCAGCACGATGCACCTCATGCTGACGAGCATCCAGATGATTCGCCTGCCACCACGACCAAGCCGGCTCATCATCCGACGACGTAGGAGACCGGAACCCCGTCACCGTCAAACCACGGTCGAAGGTGTCCACGACAATGCCGCACACATTCCTGACCGCCTGGCGGGCGAGTTCCTTGATCTCCTCCGACGCGCCCTCACGCACATCGGGAATCCCCGCCCGGCCATCTGCGTAGTCCAGGAAGCGGCGCATCTTCGACTGCTCCTCGAAGCCTTTGAAGCCGCCCCAGATCGCGGACCGGGCAATCGCCGACAGTTCAGCGGAGTCGATGTCCTGCTCAATGACCGTTGTCACACGAACACCGCCTTCCCCGTCTTGACCTTCTGAGTCCTGATAGCCCAATGAGCGAATCCCGCAGCTTCGAGCGGCGTCTCATCGCCGTCATCCGTTGTCGGTGCCCAACCCCACGCGCCGGTAACCTTCGACCGCATCTTCCGGTCGCAGACCGCCACCGACCGCTCCAGATGATCGGTTGCCTTGCCCGCAGGGTGTGTCACCCTGCGGTCCCGCACCGCGTCATAGAGCATGCCGTTGGCCGCGAACACCTCCGGAGCGGAGAGGACATGGATCATTCGGCGCGGCACGCCTCTATCGATGAGAGCCTGCTCGAGCGCAGCCGACCCCGCCTGACCGGAGATCGCGATAACCACCGCCGAGCGGTGCCGGTCGGCAAGCCAATCCGCCAGCGGGCCGATACCCGCGCCAATTTCGCCTGTCATGGCGTCGATGACCTCGATGTGCGCACCCTCGCCGTGTTTTACGCAACCCGCGAGCGACATGCGCGAGCCGTCGATGTTGAAGGCGACTCCGAACGACCTGACACCATCCGGCGCTTCCACCGTCGCCGTCGCCGACCACTCTGCAGCCGTGATGAGACGCGATGCTCGAAGCTCGGACGCCCATGCTCCAAGTCGATCCTGCGCGAACTGCTCCGGCGTATATGTCTCGAACTCGCCCATGACCACCTCATGGTTGATCCGCGTATTCCACGCCGGATTCGACCACCAGCACGCCGCCTCAATCTCCGGCGTCCACTCCCGCGGTGAGTCGAGAAGCGACGATCTAGCGGCCATGTACGCCGGGTGCTCAGAGTCCAGACCCCATTCGATCCATGCCGAAGATGACGACACGCCCTCGATCGCCGCTACTCGAACCGACTCGAAAACCTCGCCGTCATCCTCATGCGTCGGTGGTGTCCCCAAGAGCCACACCTGCGGATTAGCACGAGCCGACATCGTGGAGTTGATCGAAGCCCATGCCGCCCGACCCAGGCGCTGCGCCTCGTCCAGCAGCAGGCAGTCTGACGAGAACCCCCGGCCACCAGCCAGCGTCCGAGCCTTGAACTGGATCAGTGCACCGTTCGCAAACTTCACCGCCTCGCGGTTGATCGCATTCATCACCCCGCCGCGGCCGTACTTCGGGTCCAGCCTCGACCGAATCCACTCGTTGCCATCTGAGTCGAGGATCTCGATCAGCTTCGTGAACCCCTCGCGTGCCGTGTCCGCTTGGTGCGCTGAGATGACAATCTTCTTCTCACCGAAGAGCAGCGCCCCGGCCAAGGCCCGAGCCACCATGAGCTGCGACTTGCCGTTCTGCCTCGGCACTGAGATGCCGACCCGCTTCGCCGCCCAGGACAGATCGGCCCGTTCGCCCATCGCAGACTCGAGGATCAACTCCTGCCAGTCATCCAGGGGAACGCCGGCACGTGCCGACAAGTCGGAAATGTCCTGCCATGAGTTCGACTTAGACGGCGGAGCGACCCGGACCCTTGGCGGGGACTCCCCGAGCAGAGCGACGGGCTGCGATCTCGTCGAGAGGGTCAACTACGCCGCCCTTCTTGCCGTTGAGCTCGGCCTTGCCAACACCAAGCTTCGTCAGAAGCCGATCAAGCGCCGTCGCCTGCTGACGGGCCTCCGAAAGGACCCCGTCGATCGTCACTGTCACCGAATCGCCAGAGGGAGTGACACGGAAGTGCATGAGCGAGATCCACTCCGTCTTCCCAGTGATGATCCCGTCGAGTTCGCCCAGTCGATCGATGATCCGACACGCCTCGGTCACCACCACCTCGACGGCGGGATCAGCCGCTGCCGCCTGGGCGAAGTGCTCACGGAAGCGGTCAGATACTGCCATGACAACCTCCACGCGAGGGGGTGAGGACCCATTTCGAGCCGTGT